GATAGAGTATCGTTAAATTGCGACATCTTCGCTCTAATTTGAGCCATAGAAGAGATGCCTTGTTTTTGTTCCATTTCTAGACGATTATGCGCTTGTGTTGTTTGATTTAATTGAGTATTTAACTCTTTTAACTTCAAACGTTCTTCAGATAATTTTACATTAAGTTGTTGTGCTTCTTGACTTGTAGCACCGTATTGTTTTTTAGCAAAGTCATACTGTCTAGATAAATTTTGAACAATAAGTTGCTGTTGTTTCATTCCATTGTTTAATTCAGAAATACGTGCTTTATAAGCTTGTGCAGTTTGCCCACTCATCTTAAATTTATTAGCACTAATTGTTAAAGATTGTGCTACTTGCGACATTTTTTGTCTAATTTCAGACATTGAAGCAGTTAAAGTTTTTTGTTCGAATGCAAATCGTTTAGCTTCCATAGTCGTTTTCTTATATTGATTGTCTAGTTGTCCTAAAGTTGCTTTTTCTTGTAAGATTTTCTCTTTTAACTCTAATGCTTCTTTACTCATAACGCCTTGTTCTCTCGCTACTTTCTGATAACGGCCTTCTAATACTCTAATTGTATTTTGATGTTTTTGAATAACTGTGTTTAACTGATTTAAATAATTCTTATAACTGCTTGTAGACTTTTCTGTACTTTGAAATGCCATATTTGCAATGTTAAGTTGACGTTTCATTGTACCTAGAACATCGTTAATCTTTTTCATTGAGAAAATCGTTTGTTTAGTCGTTGTACCGAATTGTTTCATCTCTTGTTCAGTTGAATTCAATTGTCGTTGATACATTTGTAATGCTCTATGTTGCTTACTGTATTCTTGACGTAACTTTTCGGCTTCAACACTAGAACGTTGTTCTTCTAAAGTCATTTTCTTTAACTGATTAGAAATATCTTTCATAGAATTTTCAGTTACATCAATCGCTTTAGTTAATTCTTTCGTTCTTGTTGCATAAGACTGCATGTTTTTCTCTGAATGTTTGAAATTAGCATTAGATCTACGCATTTCTGAATCTAATGTTTTGAATTGCGCTCGTATTTGTTTCATTGTACGTTCGATACCAACGTCACGCATATTCATTAAAATTGATAAACCTTTAAATCTTGATTCAGCCACTTACTGTCCCTCCTTCCTTATTTAGGTATAAAAAAATAGCCTTAGTACCAATGACTAAGGCTACAATGCAGAGAATAGCGCATCGGCTTTTTCATCAGTATCAACAGTATTTAGATGACGTTCATCTAAAATTTGAAGTATATAATAAAATGGCATTTCAAGAACTTGGTTTGCAGGTGTACCATTTTCCACCATATCTTTTACGACTTTATCCAAATTCTTCAACATGCCATTGTAAGTTAAATCTTCTTTTTTTAATTTGTTTAGCTGATGCTCTGAATAAACTTTTTTGTTTCCTCGTCTTGTTGACCATTAGCAATGAATTGTACTTGTTTTTGTAATGTTTCAAGTGCATCAGGCGCATGTAGACGATTTCTAATATCTTTAGCAGTGAATTGTTTACCATAAATTTTAACTACTACATCAATTAATTTATCTAATTGTTCTTTGAATGATAATTCAACTTCTCCATTTTCTGCTTTCTCTAATTCAGCCATGATATCCACTGATTCATATAAAACATCTAACGGAATAAAATGTGGTGTTAAGTATGTTTCTAATTTAATTTCTTCTGCTTCTGGGTTTTCTACTAAACGAATATAGTTACGTTTTAATTTGTTTGACATGTCTAAAAAACTCCTTTTTATTTCGAAATAAAAGGACTGCATTTAGCAGTCCTAAAGATTAATTTATTTATCTTCAACACGTTCGAAGAATGGTAACTCATAACCTTTTTTCTTCAAACGTTTTTCAAAGTCGTCGACTACTTTTACCTTTTCTTCCACTACCTCATCTTTACGGTATTCCTTACCAGTTTTAAGGTCGTTAGCATCTTTTAAAACTTTATATTGAACCATGAATTAACACTCCTTATGCAGAAGCAGTGTCTACTTCTGTTTTACTGTCATAAGCACCATTTAATAATTCTTGGAAGAATGAATCGACATTTGCACCTTCTCGAGAACTATCGAATAAGATTTTACGTTTACCGTCAGCTACACGGTGCATTGCAGTACCTTCTGATTCTTCTGAACTGAATTCCCAATCTTCTTCGGCAGTTTTACCTTCTAAGTTTGGATCAGCAAACATAACTTTAGTTAAACCAACTTGTTGGTAAGAACCGTCACGTCGTTCACGTTTAAACCATACTGCTACGTAGTTGTTTTGTTTACCACGTTTTTCTGCGTACACTCCGTTTTCATCGTAAATTTCATTGAAGATTAACTCACGAATTTCTTGTGGGAAAGCATGCATTGTCATTGAAATTTTACCTTCGCCATCAGTAGTACCTGATTCAATGATTGAACCGTCAGCGTAAGCATTAGCAATTTCTCCACCAGTTTCTACTGAAATTTCTTGTAAACCACGAGTTTGTGTTACATTTGAATATTTGATAGTGCCATCTAATTCATCTGTTTCTAATAAAGCGAAACCTAAATCTTTAATATTAATAAATGATTTTGGTGTTTTAGCATATTTAACCATTTAAATTTTCCTCCTCATAAAAAATTGCTTCATATCGTCTTGTTGAGCGATACAAAGCAAATTCTTTGTTATATTCATTTCCTAAATTACTTACTTGCCCTGCTTTCAATTCTTTCCAGAGCAAATCACTAATACGTTGTGATATTTCGTTTCTTCTTAATCGTGCATTGTAATCTGCATTAGCTTTCACAAATACATCTACTTGAACAATATAACTATACGCTGCACGTTCTCCGTCATAATGTACTTCGGGAATAGGATCATCAAAGTCATCTAATACGACATAAGGCTTTGTGATGTTTTTAACGTCAGGATAGTCATTGAACTTTACATTCTTGATATCTAGTATTTTCATTAATTTTTCGTCATCTTTTAGGACGCTGTATATTTTATTTAATATATCAATCATAGTAACTTCTCCACTTCTTCCTGTACCGTTTTATAAAATTCTTTCTCAGCTGTACGCAATGCTTTATCTATCGCACCAAAACCTTTAGGTCGAATAAACTTACCATTTCTAGCGTGAAAGCCTTTCTCGTTTAAATGAACAATAGAATATCTGTGATGTGGTCCTTCCCAATATACTCGAACAGAACGAACGCCTTTATCCCAATAAGGCGATGATAGCTTAGCCTCTTCATACTCTGCGCCAGTATCTCTAAAGTAACGAATATTACTTTTGATAGCGTCTAGCACAATATTGCCTGCCTTAATCAACGCCTTATCTATTATTTTGTTCATTCTTTGTCGACTGAATCTCTTTTCCAAATCTTTTTGTAACTGATTTAAACCTTCTGCACGAATACCACTGAAATTTTTACTCGCCATTAGTTACCACCCCTGCAGTTAACATTAAAAATTGTTCGTTCTCTACATCGGGTTGTACTAATTTAATATTCAAATCTTGATGAATATATGGCGACTCTATTGCAACGTAATGTTTTTCATTTGGTATATATTGACCGTGTGTTTCACGTATAAATATCTTCACATCATGTTCTGTACCATTTGCAATTGCTTGTTGTAATTCAGTCATTTTCCACTGTGGAACGTATGCCCAACAATGATATAAAACTCTTTTACGTTTTACACCTGCTTCTGGCCCTTCATTCTCTTGATACTCATAAAAATGAACACGCGTATTTAACTTTTTTGTTGTAATAAACGGTTTTTTAAATTTACTTTTCATTTACATCACGCTCTCTTAATGTCAAAAAGCCAAAGTGTAACAAATCATCTTGATAGTTATCGTTAAAGAACTCTAATAAATCTTCATAATCATATCGAGCGCGTGCAAAAACTAAGTTTTTACCATTCAAATTACTATTAATATCAAATACGCCAAAACGTGTTTCTAAGTTCTCGTAAGACATATTTAAAACACGTAATAAATGTTCATCTTCTGTATCATGAGAAATCTTAGTGTATTCTTTAAATTCATCTAAAATTTCATCCGATATCTTAACGCTTGGCATTAGTATCAACTACTTTCTTAGGCTTGTGCAGTACTATCTGTCGTTCCACCTGCAGGAGTTGAAGTACGAACTGCAGTAGATAATTCTAAGTCATACACGCGTGATGCATTATTGTCAGCTGGTTGACCATAAGCAAAAGTTTTAGCAGTGTATAAAATACAATCTTCTAAAGCTAATGTTTCGTTGAATTTTTTAACTGTTAATCCGCCACCACGTACTGCATCATAACGATCTGATACAAATGCAACTAATTTATTTGTTGGAACAAACTCAGATGACACGATTCGTACATTATAAGGTAATACTGTTACAAAACCACCATTAGCAGTTAAGTAAGTGTAACGCGCTTGTACATCCCATGAATCTTGTGGGTTAACTACTAATACAACTTTACCGTCAATGTTTACTTCTTTACCGTTTTCTTTAACAGATAAGCCTTTTAATACGTCTTTTAATTCATTTACAGTTGTATCTGCATCTGCAAAAGTTAAAGTTCCAGATGTTGTTTTATCAACGACACCGCCATTTTCTTGGATATCTTTCATTAATCCAACTGGTTGGTCTTTAGATGCGCCTTCACCAGTTAAGAATGCAGCTTCTAAAGCAACTGAAATAGCTTCTTCAATTTGAGTACGAACAAAACGTTCTACCCAGTTAGGTCCAAACATTTTTAAGTCATCTGGAATAACTACGAAACAAGTTAATTTAGATTGTTTGAATTCTTCTTCATCAAATGCAGCATCTAATTGGCCTTTGATTTCACCAAAGATTTTTCCCCAAACTGCTTGACCAGTTGGTTCTGCTTTAATGATACGTGTTACTAAACCTGCGTTTTGAATATTGATTTTTGAAAGTAATGGATGTTCTGATTGCAAATCATCAAACACACGTTCAATGACTGTTTCAGGTAATAATTTTTCTTCTTTATATCCTACTTCTGTATTGATTTCATTAAAGAATTTACGTTCTTCTGAAGTTAATGGATCTTGTGAGCGTTTTGCTAAGATACCGTTATCTACTACACGATTATTAACTTCTGCTGAAATTTCTTCTTGTAAATCATTTGATAATGCATCAAACATTTCTCCAAATGCTTTTGATTGTTCTTCATCACTTGCACCATTGCGAACTAATTCAGCAAAATGCGCTTTATGGTCTTGATAGTTCTTTAATTTTTCTCCGACTTTAATAGCCATAATATTCCTCCTTAAATTTATGCATAAAAAATAGCCATTAACATCAATTGTTAATAGCTACTTAAAATGCAAATCTCGAAAATTTATTTTTTTTTGGCGGTGGATTAGTACCCCCGCTTTGACTTTCGCCTTCGTCGCCTTTTTCTAATTTATCAAGGTGTGATTCAATGTTTTTAATTTTGTTTTCTAAATCCGCAATGCGTTGTTCATTTGAATCATCACTAGAAGGCTCATCTGGTGTTCCTTCTTCTGCTTCATTAATCATTGAATTAAGAATACTTCTTTGTTCTTTAAGTCTTGCTACATACTTAGAGTTTTTCAAATTTTCTACACCTTCTTTCTGCTTCTCAACAGATTTACGAGATGATTTCTCATCTGCAAAACCTTTATTGATTGCTTCATCTGCAGTTAACCACGTTTCATTAGTGATTAGATTAACAATCTCATCACGATCTAAACCTGTTCTATCGTGATATATATCAACAATAGATGTATCAATTGCAGTTAAAGCGTTCAATGTTTTCTGAATGTCTGATTTATTACCAAAAGCCATTGTAGAAGCCTCATGTACCATCATATTTGCGCCCGTTCGGATGATAATCTTATCTCCTGCCATTGCAACTAATGATGCAGCACTTGCAGCTAATGCAGTGACTTCAATTGTAATGTGATTTGATAAAGACTTTAAGTAATTATAAATTTCTATTCCTTCAAACACATCACCACCGCCAGAATTTAAGCGAATAACAATATCTTCTTTAACATTATCAAGCGAATCTTTCACAGCTTTAGCGCTGATAGTGTCGTCAAGAAAAGATAAGTTAGCAATAGTACCTGACAACGTTAAAATGTGCTTGTTATTCTTAGTTTCGTTTCTAAAAACTGGCGTGACATTTCTCACAATCGGATTACTCATTATCAGTCTCACCCCCTTCTGTTGATGAAACTGATTCATAGTTTTTAGTTAATACGTATTCATCTAGGTGTTCATCATCTCCTGGTTCATCGCCAAGCATGACACGAATTTGATTACCAGTATAAGTACCAGAAGAACGCAGTTTATCAATCGCTTCTGCTAATTCGATTGGGTTTTTCTTATCTATACCGACAATTTCAATGCGTTTATTTTCTTTTAAGTACTCATCTTTAAAGAATAGCTTAGAATTTAACTCACGTTCTAATTTCTTAGTTAAAGGTTTAAAACAAAATTTATTTGTTGCTTCAATCGCTTTTTCTAAGTCTGCGTTTTCTCCTAATATAAGAGAAGGTGCTACACCTATGATACGTGCAATATAGATAAGAATATCTTCAATTGCTTGTCTTAACTCTTTGAAATCAGAGCCATTTGCATTAGAGTTATTCGTTGAATGTTCTTCGTACTCTAAACCTTTGGTTAAAGGTACAACTGCAACTTGGTTTTTCTCAAAAGTGTTAAATATCATATCAATATAATCTTGGATGGCTTCCGTAGACAACGTTGTAGTATTTACATTCAAAATACCTCGTATTTGATTTTTCTTGAGTTGCATATTTAGCATACGTCCAAATACTTCACCGTAATCTTCAAATAGTCCTAATGAGAATTTATCTAGTTTTTCATTGGCATATTCTAAATAAATCACATCATCCATTGAAAAGTAGCGGTTATATTTATAATCATTCACCATAACCGAATTAAAACGATGTGGTAATAGTCCTAATTCTGTTTCATGATCAAAATCATCTGCTACATATAAATAATCATCATCCGATTTAATAATTAGCGCTTCGTTATCAACAAGAAGTCTATAAATGAATTTCTGCCAAAACTGTGTAGCATTTTGATTAGGATTAGGTCGAACATTCAATAAATAATACATATCATCTTTAGTGACATGATCACTTTCTTTTACTCTAAATTCAGATTGAGCGATTGTTCTTGCTACATACTCAACGACTACATTTAAAGCCATTCTTTTAATATAGGCTTTAGAACTTGTATCTTGTAAAAGCTCTAAGTCATACATCCATGAAATCTCTTTATTCTTTCGGAATAACTTATCGAATAGTCCCATAGCTTACTTCCTCCTTCCTTTAAAATCTCAAGCTTCTTAACAGATTGATTTCTTCTTCCAAATTAGAATCTTTTAAATCATCTGCTCTATACAATGCATGTATAAAAGCTTGGAAACCGTCAGTTTTACGTCTTATAGGCTCTTTCTTTTCATACTCTTTATTACCGTCCTTACGTATCTTAACGGCTACATTTTGCGTATACCAACGCATAAGAGGGTTGTCACCAAATATAAGATGATGTTGTGCAAACATATCTTCAACTCTTGGTGCAAGTAATGATTGAATTGCGCGAGTGTTTTTTATTACTTCATATTCGATACCTGCATCTTCAAACAACGGTCTAAGTAAGTCCATACGGAAGTTGTCGGCTACGACTTTTTGTAGTCCGTAATTCTTTTGTGCTTCAATAAACCAATCAATAATATGCTTAGGGTTTATTGTTGGCTCATCTACAATTGTGAGTAAACCTTTTTTCTCCCATTCATGAATAGGTGGCTTTAATTTGTATTTATCAAGGAATTCTTTTCTAGCGAATGAATGAGTTTTCCAAATATAATCATCACCAGATCTAAACAATAAACCAACTGCTGCAAAGTCTTTTAAACTTGCATAGTCAAGTCCACCAATACATTCATTATTTTCAAGTGGAGGTATAGGTCGATTTGTAGCCATTATGTCATCCCACGGTGCTACAACACTTTGAGTATCGGTTTCAGGCATGTTCATTCGTTTAGTCATAAATTCCGGTCGATTAGATGGATTAAATTGAAGCCCTAGATATTGTTGATGTACTTCCTTAAATAATTGAGCGCCATATTCACTTTTAGGATTTTCAAACATGGGGTTTGCTTTTTCCCATACTTCAGGTTTATCAACTTCTTTTTTGTTATCAATTTTACAGATGAAAGGGAATAATCTATCTTCAGGATTTATTCCTTTTAACACATTTTCAGCTCTATCTTTTAATCTATCCAAGAAACCTTCCCTTACATATCCGTCAGTGCCTATATAAAAAGTACGTGGATGTGCAACTTTACCTAGTCCACTTCGTTTTATGTTAATGATTGTATCTTTTTCATAAGCGTGTACTTCATCAAAGAAAATGCAACCTTCACGAGCGCCATCTTTTGTTTTCTCATTAGATGTATCAAATAAAAATTGTGATTTAGTACTTGTTCCTTCCACATAAACTTTGCTTAAATAAAAAGGGTTATTAGGTCGCTCACCTGTAATATATAAATTGTTACTTTCTATCATTTCATAGATTTCTCTAAAGCTTACTAGTGCTTGTTTCTCACTATTAGCTACTACTGACATATTATATTTAGAGATACCATGTAATGGTGTCATAAAGAATGCTGCTAACGTACTAATGTAGCCGTTCTTACCACCACCACGAGCCATTGATATAAAGAATTCTGAGAAATAAGGCGTTTTGGTATCTTTCTCATATAAGAACACAAAACATGAAATGAATTTTTGGAAGTCTTGTAGTTTAAAAAACCATTTCTCACTAAATTTGATATAATCTTCTATTTTTTGATCATCAAAATAAAGGTCATCGCGTTGCAAGATATTATCTTCTAAAAAAGATACAAGTCTAATGCGCTCTTTGTTAAAGATAATGTTGCCTGATTTATATTTTTCTATATAGTCTGTAACATGTTTGGGTATCTTCATGTTAAATCAGGTCCTTTCGCTTGTTCTTGCTTACGTCTTTCTTCGGCTTTTCTTTCTAAATGAAATGATTTCTCTAAAGCTAACAATGAACCATTCACTTTATTCTTCTCTGCTATCGCAGGATTAGGTTTGATATACTCTTGTGACGCATTTTTCACTACTGTGATTGGTCCAGACTGTTCTATATAAACGTCTAACGCGTAAAACAATTTAAGTAAGTTGGTATAGCGTTCAACTTTCTCAACTTCTATATCATTATCTGCATCTATCTGCTGCAATAAGTAATCTTCAGAAGCATTGATTCGCTTAATTTGGTTAGAAGTTAATTTGTCTTTAAGATATTTATCTTTTTTCAACCCCCTCCCCCCCTTTACATAATTTTTTATTTATTTATTTTTTAATTTGTCAAGCCCCCTTACGTGTCTTTTTGAAAGATAAATCTGCGGAGTTGACCCAAGCGCCGGTTTCCGCAAAGCCTTTTGTGGCGCGATTTATTTAGGTGGGGGTATTTGACACTTTTTACACTTTTATAGTTTTGGATTGACTAATATTTTTATACAATTTTATTTTTTACCATTGTTCGTCATTAAATTTATTTTTTCGATTATTTGGATTATGTTCAAATCTTCCGTGACGTTTGTTGTGATGAAATTTACATAGTGTTCTTAGATTAGAAAGTTCATATGCTAAATCAGGTCTTATTTCTAACTCTTTGATATGGTCAACTTCTAGTGATTGTTTTTGATTAATCGTCAATCTACCTTCTGCATTGCACATCACACATTCAAAATGATCTCTTGCTAATACTTTTAATCTTGTCTTACGCCACTTAGCATTAGAGTAGAAACCTTTATTCTTTGTACGTTGTTCAATATAGTCTGCATATGCTTTACTCATCTCTATTACTCCAAACAAAAAGACACACCACTTATGTGATGTGCCTGTATATTCATATCGTGTTAACTCAAGTATATATAATTAAATAAACTATTTATAATAGTGTGTCATGTGTGGCATATGTGACATTTGTCCCATTAAGTTTGAGACTTCATATATATATTCACAATGACATCTAGCTTTCTATATATTTCTTTTCTATCCACTCTCATTAACATGGCAATAGTATTTATCTTCTCGCCTTGTTTTAATAGTTGTAAGATGTGATAGTTCTTATCGTTCGTTATCTTATGTTCATACTCATCAATGAATGATACTTTATCTATAAGCTCTTGTGTCTTACGTCTATCCTTATCGTTGCGTATTACTCTTACTAATACCTTATCGCCTGTACCACCTTTAGCTTTAGGCATAGCTGATTCAATACCATACTGTCCGATTGATGTACTATCGTACTCATATACTTGATGATCAATTAATCGTCTCATCCAATGATAATCCATTATAAGTTGTTTCACTTCCGTTGGTGTGTACAAGTGATTACCTCCGTTAGTTATTATATTCAGTTACGTCTATATCATCATTAACTAATTCATTCACAGATATTCCTAGTCGCTTAGCAGTTAGTAATGCAGTATTCACATTCAGACATTTTCTACTATTCTCCATATCTGACAAATATGATTGACTTATATCCATTCTATCCGCCATCTCTTGTTGAGTAAGTTTCATTCTTTTTCTAATAGCTTTTAAGTTCTCGCCGAATGTCATTAGATTACCTCCATTACTTAAACTGTTTCTTCGTTCTCTCAATCTCAAACTCCACATCTTCTATATCGCAATCTCTCACGTACTTAGTAAACAGATACACATTCGTATATCTCTGTGCGTCTAACTCCTGACGTAAGACTGTATTGTTACCTATCGCTATAAGTAGAAGTATGCCGAGTATAATAGTTAGTGCTATCCACATCACTTACGTTCCCCCTTACTCTTTATACATATCCATACTAGATAAGTGACTGGTATTAAAATAATCCACCAGCTCATTCACTCACCTCTGCTTTAATTCTGTTTAAATCGTATTGATCCGTTTCTAATGCGTAATCATTCGGTGCAGTATCAATATCATCTTCGCTTTCTAAAATAGTGATGAGTAGAGAAGTGAGATACTTCCCTAACTCATACATAGCGATTAAGAATAAATCTTTAAGTATGCGTTTAATCATTCTGTTCACTCCTTATCCCACACATAATCAGCTTTAATAACATCTGGTAAAACATCATAGGTTTTTTCAAATATATCTGGTTTAACTGCATAAAATTCTCCATTTATCCCTTTAACGATATAATCGTTTACATTAGCTGTCATGACACCTTCTAGCGTATCAATATACATTAAATCTTTACCGCTACTATCATCGTGAACAGCTTTTAAATTAGTCCACCTTTCAATTTCACCTGCACTTACCATATTTTTAAATTGAATAAACTCGATTTCTACAGGTTTCTTTTTAGCCTTATGAATAGTTATGATACTCACTTTCCCAGCACCTCTTTCACTTTTTCTAATATGTCCTTACTCTCCTGTGCTTCCATACGCTCCTCTTTCCGACACTTCATCAAACTCTTGCACCTCCGTTGGCTCTGGTAACATTACTGGTGCAATGACTAATTGAGCTAAACGTGTACCTGCTTTAACTACGATTGCCTCATCACCGATATTGTCTGTGATAATTCCAATCTCTTTGTTATATGTGTGATCAATTGTTCCAAGTGCTACACGTAATTTTGTATCTTTTGATTTACCTGAACGTGGTCTCACTTGTGCCTCATATCCATACGCTAAATCAATCGCAATGTGTGTTGGTACTACTTTTGTACTGTGCGCTAGAATAGTTGTATCTTCTGCAACATATAAATCTAATCCACTATCTGTCGGATTTGCTCTCGTTGGTAAAATTGCATTTTCTGATAATAATTTAATTGGTAAGATTCCCATTTATTGTTCCTCCTTAAATGTATGTTGCTTCACTTGTTTTTCGTACTCTTCATCGGATAGTGGTACTGATTTTATAGAATTATCAATAGTCATTTGTAGATCAGTAAAAGGTTTGAACACGCCGTGTATAACTAATTCGTCATTCATCACTACCACGCTCCAAATCACTTAATAAATTTTGAAACTCATTCGTACCGTCTAGTTCGTCCATGCGCTTAAGATGTTCTCCTAATTGAAATAGTGAACTTTCATCTTCTTTACCATCAGCCATTTTTGTCATATGAAGTATTATCGGATATTGAAAAAGCATTTCTTCTTTCAACTCTAGCCATGCACGTTTATAATCTTTATCCCTCATTGTGTATCACTCCATAATCCATTAATATTCCCCAAACCAAATCTCCAAAGTCTTCCGGCGAATCGGATTTATCATTCGCTTTTACTATCTCATCAAACGCCTCTGCCTTCCTTTTCACTTCTGCCATATCATTGATGAGTTCATCACGTTGCTTTCGAAAACTGTCGCGTTCTTCTTTATATACTCTACTAGCTGCTCTAAAATGCTTAATTGCACTCTTTTCGTCAGTGATACTATCCACTTTTTCTACTCCGTGCTTTTTCATAAATGCAACTAATTCATCTAATGTTGGTTCTGCCATTTACTCGTCACCTTCAAATTTTTGTTTTAATTCTAAGTATCTTTTATATTCTTGTTTTTTGCGATACTTCTCTTCTTCTTCCTTACGTTTATTAAATTTATAATCGAAATACTCTTTCAGCACGTCTTGATTAACGAATGGTAACTTCTCTTGTTCAAATGCACCTTCAAATTGTATTTCATCATCAAGTAACATACTTCTAAATCTTGCCATATTAATTTGATATCTTTGAATAGCGTCGATGTCCGATACATCTTCTTCTTCTTGCATATCAGTATCAATTTTTAAGCAATGTATAAACACTTTCTTACTCTCGGTAACAAAAATTATTGCTGGTAATTTACTAAAAGAATTAACACTTAAATTCACATGAAAAACATGCGTCAACGTTTCTCCAGCTAACTTACTCATATACTCAAATTTATATTCAGGTTTTATAATTCTTTTTTTAATTTCTGATTGTATCTCAAATGGTGCTTTCATTTTTCTATCCCTCATTCCATTTAGAATTTTCTTTCAATAGCCCTGCGTCACTTAGATCATCATTCAAACTACGTTGCCCGTCCTCGTACCACACATTTGCAAGATACCTACCGAACACATCACTCTTGTACGTCTGAACGTAGATGTCTTTATTTTCTACACATTTTCTAGTGAACGCTGTTGCCTCTTTAAACTTATCCTGTCCTCTTTCTGGCGTATCGACACCTAGCAAACGTACACGACGTTTAGCGTAGGTATCAAAGCCATAATCGAGTAATATATCCAAAGTGTCACCGTCCACAACATTGGTGCATGTTGCTTTGTAGGTGTAGAGATTGTTGATGTCCAATTAGTTATCCTCCAATAACTCTGGATTTTCGTAGATATTGCCAATAATTTCACAAGTTCCATCTAAATCTACACTTAAACCTTTATATTGCTTAACTCCTCGTACTTTAAAACGTGATATAGCGTTATCTACATACCCAATAAGTCTTCCGTATTCAGAAGTTCTAGTTTTAACAATATCGCCTTCATAAATCTCTTGGCCGCTTTCATCATAAATATATCTAACTCCCGTAGCTTGCATTAATTCAAAGTTTTGCATACTATTACAAGTTGAATAAATATTAGATAGGTCTGTAACGTCTACATTTCCGTTATCCCCAAAACTCACTATTAAATTTTTATCTGTATATTCCATATATTCGTGATCTTTATCCCAAACTCTAAATTTAGGTATCATCTCAAACACTCCCTATTCATATTCTTTACAATCTTCACAAGTTCTAGGATATCCTGGTGGCTCTTTCAAATCGTCTCCATTTTCATTAATTAAATCTTCCATTAAACCACCGCAAATCTGACATAACGTGCCATCTAACATCATTTCTGCTACTTCACCCATTAATAAAACACTCCCTGTTCCTTTTAATTAAGTATCATGAGATTAACTCCTCGCATATCTCATCAAACGTTTGAATACCTCTACCATCAGTGATATCCATGATTACGCCATACACATATTGATTAATACTGAACTCTGCTCGGTCCTGTTCATCTGAAATATGTCCTGTGCCTTGTCTGATATCAGTACATTGAACGTAAATCTTAATATCATTTTTACTTGCTCTTTTGAGATGCTGTGAATACCCTATTTCGCAAATTGTCCCTTGTGCATGAGGTAAGTAGTCAAATATCATTACATCGCTTGTTTCCATACCTAGCGTGTCGTTAAACACAATACGTTCTGCTAATTTATCTTGCTTAGCATTTTCTTTATCGTTTATGTCCTTATCGTCATGTGGTGCGTAGACTTTAAAGCCTAATCTCTGTATCTCTTGCTTTTCCCATTCACGACGCATTTGTTGCCCAATACTTAGCATGTCTCCGCCTAAATAAATCATCGAGTATCAGTCCTCTTCTTTAATTTCGTATATCTCATCTTCAACGCTTTTAATTAAATTATCGATTTTTTTCCTAATATCTTTACCACTCGCATTATTAAATTCTGTCGTTGTTTCATATCTGAGATAACCTAAGTAACCCATTATATTTATAAGCAGTACTTCTAATTCTTTTATTTTGTTACACGCTTCTTTATCTTTGTTTGTTTCTCTATGAAATTTAATACCTTGTAGCAAAAGTTCAGCTGTAATATCATTTTTAATATTGATTTTCATTATTTACTCCTCCCAATTCTCTATCGCAAATTCAACACTTTGCTTAGCTTTCTTTAAATCTTCTAAACCATTCTTTCTAGGCGCTCTCATTAAGTATTTGAGTGCATTACCTACGTGATAGAATACTGACGCTGATTTGTACGTCTTACCTACTAATTCGATAATCATTCGTGCTGAGAACTTACCGAATTGATAATGAGGTGGCTCATGTACCATATCTTGTTCTTCCTGCATATCCACCTTACGAGTGAAAGGCTCTTTCACTCTGATGAAATCATCGTTATCAGTTATCGTGAATGTACGTCCAGCTTGATTTTCCACTTCTGCTTTCCAAATTGTTTTTAATTTCTTTTCTTCTGCATACACTTGGTTTACAATGGCTGTTTGAAAAGCGCTAAACTTTTTATTAGCACATTGGAATTGGACTACATCATTCTTATTAAGTTCTGCTACTCTTACGTTCTCCATTCGCCTATCCCCTTACCTTGTTCAATTTCAACGGGAACCTTGCCTTTACCATAGACAAGTTCCCAACCTCTTAATTTTTGCTTGTAGTATCTTTTACGAACAGTCGAATCGCCGACATCGAAATACTTATATACGTCACATAGTCGATATTTTTTACCACCGATATACACATCTGGAATATTTTTATATCTATCGTACATACGATCACTTCCAATGCTCATAACGAAAATCTACATCTTTAATGTCGATATCGTCGAAAATTTCTTCTGGACTTTTCTTTGCTTGCTCAATTCTGTATTCCATTTCTTCATCGGTTTCTTTAGTTGCTGGTAATTCAATCGTGCCTCTGATTAATACTTCAGCTTTGACTGTTGCCATTACTCATCACTCTCTTTCGTGATTTCGTCATATGCTTTTAATAAGAGCTGTGCAGTTTCGATAAAGTTTTCAATACTAAGTTTGTTGTCGAATATTAAATCTATTCTTCCGAAATCTTTTTCATTAATAATTGGTTTTTTATTTTTGTAACAAACATCAAAAGCATTTTGACAACCACTTGTTATTCTCATTCCTACTTTTTTATCTTCTTTGTTGTAAACGCCACTAAGTAAACTGTTTAAAGAAAATTCGTGATTAACATCTACTACTTGTTTTGAATTTTTAATTTCTTCGCACACTCTTTCAAATTTATCTTCTGGCATATATTCTTTTGCAAACTCTTTCCAAATGTTTTCCATTACTCATCACCTACCAATTCGCCATCTTTCCAGATGAGTGTCATTGTGTCTCCGTCTTTCAACCAGAATTCTTTACTAAAACTATTTTTTACTACATCAATAGACTTTTGAGACCATTGTGCTCCACCGCCATCTTTTGATAACTCAACTAGCTCTGGTAACACTGTTTCTTCCGTAATTTTTTCTTCAATTTCCACTGAGAAAGTTTCATCTTTAAAAACATATTTAATAGTTGAAACGAAACCTCCATATTTACTAAATGAAACAGAAGTGTTGTTCGAAGATGTAAACGTTCTTTTATTCACATCATTCTTCCAAGCCCATGTAATCAATTCTGGTAATGTCATTTCTACTTTTCGTTTAATTTTTACCATTTCATCTTCTCCTTTTTACGCTTTCTGCGTACCTTAATTAATTCTTCATACGTTATCCATTCAAGCCCTGTGTATTTAGGTGCTTTGCATATCCATGTAAGTTTGATTTTTGGATATTTATGTCTAAACATTTTCGCTTTCAACTTCGCTACTTCTGTCGGCATTCCTTTTACATCTATCACTTCGACCAGCACATCATCTTTGAATAGTGCAAAGTCAGCGATATATTCTGTTTTACGTTGCTTATCGAATTTAGGTATCAATTCATATCTAGGTTGTAACTCGATACGATCATATCCATTACCTAAGTTACTTTCTAAATATTGGTAGTAGTCGCATTCGACTTTGCTATCGAACACGACACCTTTATATTGAATTTTTTTAGCATTATATTTACTCACGTTGTCACTCCTACATATCAAATATCGTTGCTTGTAACCCTAGTTCTTCTTCGTATAGAAGATCATACACGCCTTTGAAACGTTTCAGCTCACTATCAGTCATCTCTTTGTATTCTTCGCTAAAATGAGCGCCTGTGAGTGTTTTAACGATATTCACATTAGGCTTACGTTTCTCTACTTTTATTTCTTCTGTTCCGTCTGGTCTATAAAGGTAATACTTTTCTAAAATTGCCATTAGGACACCTCCACGATTGCTGCTCTTATACGTTTTTCTTCTAACTTCTGATTAATTAGGTCGACTAACGCTTTTTCGTCTCCATTTGTCCATCTAATTAATTTCTGAGCATATATATCTGAACACTCAAGTATTTGCTTAATGTTATCTACTGTAATCAAAATCTCAGCCCCTTAGTTCTGTAATCTTGACCGTCCATTTTGATTAGCGTTGTATTGCTCATGATCCTGCTAAAAATACGTTGCAAATCTTTATTTCTAGTCATTTCTTTTTCATCTAGATTGGTAGTAAATATATTGTGTTTACCGATACGACTTTCAATCAGTTCGAACATCTTGCTGGTAGCAAAATCATTCATATTAATTCCGTAATCATCAAACACCATTAAATCTACATCACTGATAATCTTCGCTAATTCTTGTTCAGTCATATCTGTACCGTTGTTATAGGTATTTTTAATTGTCGAGATAAGTTGTGGTACGTTCATATAAAGAACGGTATAACCTTTTGCTTTAACTTCTTTGACGATACTCATAGATAGATGTGATTTCCCTGTTCCAAACGTCCCTTGTATGAGTAATGATTGTTTATTATCCAAACTAAAATTGTCAGCGTATTTCTTACATATACGTTTCGCTTTAGCTAATTGTGGTTGAGTTTCTTCATCTACTTCGTAACTATCAAACGTGGCATTCGCTAGTGATTGATTAACAATAGATTGTTTAAAAATCTTTTCAGCTTTAATACGTCGTTGTTTCTTGTGATAGTTTTCTGTTGATTGTCTAGCGAACTCTTTCATCTCACAATCGCAACCAAATCTTACTTTTTGAATTGATCCATCTTGCTTTTCAAATTCGTAGTAGTCATAGGTGCGACCACATTTTTCGCACTTCAAACCTTTTTCTTCTTTAACCACCTTACTTTTAAACTTAGGTGGTTTAGCTATATCTCCAAATGCTTGCACGCTATCACTCCTTTAGAACGGTAGATTTTCCATATCCGATTGTGCAGCACGTTCAAATGCGTCTGTATATTGGTTAGTAGTTTGTTGAGGTAATTCTTCAGTAAAGTCATTTAAATAACTTTCTTGTGATAAGAAGGTTTTAGGATATTTTTGATATTGTTTATCGGTAATAGTTTTTAGATATTCTCTAGTACCGTTCATGATGGTTTCGAATTCATGTTTTTTAAGTGCTGATTTGAATAAACTGAATGCTTTTTTCTTATCTAACTTTTTATCGTAAAGTTTCCACCATTCCTCGAAGCGTTCACGCGTAACGTCAGTTGCGCTATTATTAATTGTCTTACTGTTACTTGTAATATTGTTATTTGTAATACTGTTATTTGTAGTGGGTTGACTGTCGACCGGTCGGTCATAGGCAGGTCGGTCATCGACGGGTCGACCATCAACCTGTCGAGGACTATGAAACAATGTGTATAAATTACTTCCGTAAATGTTCTTAGTCTGTTTCCTATCAACCGTTAAATAACCGTTGTCAATCAGCTCATTTTTCGCTCTTAGAAATCGATGTTTACCGATACCTAATTCATGTTTGATTAAATCTACACTAGGAAATGCACTTTCATCTGCACCAGCATAAGCTGATAAGTAACTATATAAAGCCTTAGCTTCAATACTGATATTTCTATCTTTCATTACTCGTTTAAATACAAGTCCGTAACCAGTAATGCTAGTTTTTACTTTGTCACTCATACCTCATCACTTCCGTACAATATCCATTGAGGTGTAGTGTTGAATTCTTCTGCCATTCTTCTAATTGTTTTCATTGGTGGTAACTGCGCCCAATTTTCCCAGCGACATACAGTCGCACGACCTACGCCTAAGCGTTCACCGAATTCATATTGTAGTAATTCAGCATTCAATCTAATTTCTCTAATTCTTTCGGAAATTTGTATTCTATCTTCAAGTCTTATCATTACTGATCGCATCTGTTTTCTCTCCTTTCAACATTCTGTTTAGTCGTTCATCTACCTTTATCCAGCTATCCTGTAAGATGTATTTCTCATCAAAAGACTTAACGCCTATGTTGTGCTGTTCGGAATGATGTTCTCTACATAAAGCCAACACTTCATAATCGTAATGCTGCATCTTCTTACGATTAGCGCCACGACCTATTGCGTAGTGATGTGCAAGGTCGGCTCCACTTTTGCCACATAACACACAGTTACGATTGACTGTTGCCCAATAAAGTAATGACTTATCACCTTTCAATAAGTTACTTGTTTTATAAGCAAGTATTATTCCGTTAGCGAATACCCAGTCGATTGTTACTTCGATAATCTGACTTGCTTGTGTACGTGTGCAGTTACTAAGTGAAATGCGTTCATCATATCCGTAGTACGTTCTTACATACTCAATGAACATATGTCTCATGTAGTCCATTGGCATACCTGTATGGACTTCTATATCTTTGACGAGTGCAAATATCTTCTTACGCTGCTTATTTGTTATTCTGAATGGATCAACTGTAATTACATCTACTTCTACATCAAACCCGTTATCAAGTAAGAGTGAAGTCTTGTTGTCTAGTTCTACACCCTCAATGACAACGGTAGTTGTACCGTCATCTTGAGTGATGTAATTTTTAATAATTGGCATCTATATCAGTCCAATCAGAACGGTAACGAATCATCTGAGATGTCTAAGTCACTATGTCTTGCTGCATTTGTAAATGGGTTATTTCCTTCTGGCGCTTGTCCTCGTTGTTGTTGAGGTTGATTGTTTTGTTGGTTACTACCTTTGCTATCCATAAATTGAACACTGTCTGCTACTACTTCTGTTACGAATACTCGGCGACCTTCATTGTTTTCATAGCTACGTGATTGAATACGTCCGTCTACACCAGCTAATGAGCCTTTAGAAAGGTATTTACTAACATTTTCTGCTTGCTTTCTGAATACGACTATATTGATAAAGTCTGCTTCACGTTCACCTTGTGAGTTTGTGAAAGGTTTGTTCACTGCTAATGTGAAAGTTGCGACACTTACTCCATTTGGCGTTTGTCTGTATTCAGGATCTTTCGTTAATCTACCTACTAAAATCACTCTGTTTATCATTATTTAATCTCTCCTAACCATGTATTAATAAGGTTTCTAGTTTTTTCAATATCTTGTTTATTTAATGTATCTACATTCATGTTTTTAAGTTTCTTTATTTGAACTTCGAACTGACTACCCTTATCACTTTCTTCTGCCATCTTAATGAATTCATTTGCTTCTTTATCGAGCAATTCTTTTAATTCATCACTCACATCTGGTGCTTCTTCACCTAAATATAAGTAGTTGCCTAGTCCGAACTTAGCTGCACATTTAACCATGCAACGCTTAGTGGCTTTATTGATATCAAATATTGCAGTAGCACTACCAATCGTTACTGGTTTATTTCTGTAATCTAAAACTGGTAACCATTCACGTTTAGTTACACCGAACACTGTTAATTCAACGCATACCATGTACCCCTCATTCGTTTTAAGGTAAGGTACGAGAAAGTTTTCGTTATTACTATCTGGATAAGGGAATTCGACAACCTTTTCCTCATAAGTTGGATCTTCTTTAGTTAATTCTTGTTGAACGTAGGCCCACGATAAGTAATTTAAGTTTTGTTTCTTCTCAACATGAGCGCTAACATCTCTACTGTTTAATTCTTTGAACTTATCTGCGAAGTTGAGTTTTTCACTCATCAGCTTCGACCTCCTTCAAGTCTTTCATTTTCACTTTCTTACGTGTTTCTTGTATTTTGTAAGTTGTTACTTCGATATCATGTTTCTCCCAGTCGATATCAATATCATCTAGTCCACTAATGACTGCAGCTCTACTTCGCATAGCATTGTAATTTGCATATTCTGGAGAAGCTGGTTTATTTGTAAGCCACCAACCGTGATGCTCATCTTGGACACGATACTCAACTTTGGTTGTTTCTTTCATTAATCAAGCACTCTCCTTTAATTACTTTCTTAGCAAGTTCGAATTTTGTTAGCATTTCACTATCTTTGTCTACTCTGTTATCGAGTAAAATATTTCTAACTCCTTTTTCGTAGCTATCATCAAAATGAGAAAGCCAAATCATGTTGTATTTATAGTCGACTTCAAATCTATCTGTTTTTATTAATTCCATTAAGTCGTAAGCCATACGTTTAAATTTATGTTGCTTCAACTTGACGACCTCCTTATTTAGTTGTAAATTTTAAGTACATATTTATTTAAAAATCTCCGACTGTTACTCATTGGCGTGGGTATCAGTCTTTTATTTTGTAGTAGTATTCATCAAAGAATACATAGCTAACTGTTGCTGCGAGTAATGCAATTCCTAACGCTTTAGGTATGAATGTTCCAGTAATGAATAGCGCAGTCGCTAACGTTAAGAACATTACTCCAGCAATATAAATTGATTTATCTTCATTACTTACTTTTTGCTTTCTCACGTTCTTCCTCCTCAATTACTTTTTGTAATGCACCAGCTTTGTACATGAAGTTTAAAAAATAGTTATACATTTCTTCTGACATATCGATCACTCCTTTCGTGTATAATCACCTCTAAGGAGGTGTGAATATGAATAAAATTAAACCTTATGAATTACAAGAGTTTTTCAACCAACGTAATGAACGTGCTAAAGAATTGATAAAAATATTTAGAGATGAAAATCCAGACAATAACCCTTTAGTAATTAGTGGTTATAAAACTCGCGCTGTTAGAGAAGCTAATGATGAAATGCTTATACAACTTTTAGAAAAACTAGATTTATTAGAAAATAAATAATTCAGCATTCTTCGCATTTTCATCGTTCACTATTTTAGCTAGTTGCTTTCCATTTAATTCGATATTTGGTTTCCTAGCACTTCTAATCTCCTCCGCCAAGATGACGATTAGGAGTGCTATTTTAAATTTCTTTAGCATGGTTATGCCTCCTTCGGTTTTGTAGTGAATAAAGTGATTACTTTATCGTTATGTTTCTCAGCTACTGATTTTTGAGTTTCTGTTAGTTTTAAATAATTTATCGGTAAATCTACTAATTCAATGTTGTTGATAAATTCCATCGCTGCGTCAAAATCAATATGTCTAATTGTTGTATATGTGATAGCGTCAAACTGTTCATTTATCTTTTTGTAAATACCAGTTTGTAAGTGAATACGTTTTTTATGGAATAATTCATCAGAAACGCCATTTCTGAAATAATGGTTAGCCAACTCATATCCTCTTCTTGTAACTTGTGATTTAACTTTCTTAGCTTCGCCTAGTAATAATGTTTTAGTGTTCTCTAAATCATTTAATCTTTCGTTCGTTTGATTGTTGATTGCTTTTGCTTCATCTACCATATTTTCCATTTTGCTTTTCATATTGATAATTTCATCGAAGGCTTTTGCGATAAATTCACCTTGTTTATTAGTTTGTTCAATCTGCTTTTTAAAAAGTTCTAATTCATTGTTTTTATTGTTTTCGTTATCGTTAAAGTTAGACATCTATAACATCTCCTTGATTAATTTGTTTTTGTAATCTGTTAGATATATCTTTTAAGTCTTTAATAATTCTCTCGATTGGCTCTCTAGCATATTCGTTATCGACTATGTCTTTTCCATAAGCTAGGTAACATAAAGGAGAAACTTCTTTAATCAATTTCTCGCTAGCTCTTACTAAGTCATATACTTCTTTTTGTGCTTTGATTTTCTGTTGTCCTTTAGTAAGTTGACCGTTCATCTTATTAATAGCTTCATTGAGTTGATCGTACTTAGCTGATTTTTCATCAGTTTCAGAACGTTCATTTTTCAACTTTTCAATATCTGATTTAAGTTGCTTGTTGTGATTAGATACTTCTTGCAGGTAATCTTGAAGTTGTTGGTTACTTTGCTTTAACTGGTTGTAATCTTCTGGCTCCATATACTTCTCAATCACTTCTGTCTCTCTACTCTCTGCATCTTCTAGTTGTTTCTTCGCAATTTCTTCTGAACGTTGTGCTTGTTCTACTTGAGATTGAAGATGAGCGTTCTGTTCGTCACGTTGTTTGAGTTGGCGTTTCAAGTCTTCCAACTCCTTATTCGTCATATCTATAGGTTTTTTCATTTCACCAGAAGATGTTTCAAATTCTTCCTCTCGTTGTTCCTCAGGAATGGTTGCTAAAGAATATAATGCTTTAATCCCTAAATGGTTCACTGGTGAATCATTTGAGAATTCATCACTTACTTTTATAAATTTAGTTGCTTGTCCTCTACTCATATTTATTGATTGCAACCATTTTGACCATTCTCCATGTACTAAGTCGTTTTCTTTAACGTGTTTCAATCTTCGACCAATCTCGAAAATAGATTGACCAGCGATGTTTTGATAACTTTTAATTTCAGTTTCAATAGTTGTTAGGTCGTTGCTAAGTTGTAGTTCGTTCAATCCTATATGCTCCTTTCTGCTATACTCCTTATAAGGAGGTGATAATATGAAAGCTAAATCAATAAATGATTCATTAAATGATAATTATGCTGTAGTGATTAAATACGTTAATGGCAGACATACTACTGTAACTCATTCTGAAATCATTGATGAATCAACTATCTTTGCAAACAAAAATCAATTTATAAATTTGAACAATGTTACGAATGCAATTCTTTGCAAAGATGAAAATCAAGTAAGTAATGTTACACGCTAGTAATTAAATGCTGTAGCACGTACAGCTTCAACCAACTTTGCAGCAGCCTCAATCTGTTGTGGAGTTGGTTGTTGCTTTGTTCTTTCTAAAACTACTTTCAACGTTTTTAATTCTTCTATTACTACTTCTTCATTTATTTTTTGTAATTCATTCATTTTTAGTTCCTCCTTTAAGTTGTTTTGTTCGATTGTTTGGTATAATCACCTTGGAAAGTATAATCAATCACTTATTTACAATGTTTCATTGCTCCTTCTAAAAGACGATGAGCAGAGTCAGTAGCACTTTCAGGGTCTTTCGGTATAATAAATGACTCAGTAGTTATTGTTGCTTTGTTCTTTTTAATAGTGTTCTTAACTAGGTCTGCCAAGATAATAGTTAAGAGCGCTATTTTTGCGTAATTGATTTTTTCATTCATTTTGATTTCCTCCTTAAGTTGTTTGTCGTTCTTTTTCTTTAAATGCTAAAATGATTGATTTCTTTTTGTCATTCATGAATACGAAATTTTCGTATTCATTACCTAAAAAAATATCATCGTATTTAACATTAAAAGCGTTCATATATTTTGAAAGTAAACTATCCTTTATATTGGTAGAATCTTTTTCCATATTTTGGATTGTGCGAGAAGAAACTTTAAATAACTCTCCAAGTTCTTCTTGAGTTAATCCGTAATCAGTTCTCAACTCTTTTAATGTTTTCATGTAATCACCGCCTTTCGGTAACACTAATATAATACGTTTTTTTCGTATTGTCAACACTAAATACGTTTTTTTCGTAAAAAACTTTACTTTAATATGAAAATTTCGTATAATACGAAATAAGGAGGCGATGAACTATGAATAAAGAAAGAAACAAAATAATCGCTAATAATATAAGGAAATATATAAAAGAAGCTGAAATGACTCAAAAACAATTAGCTGAATTAATTAATATTAAACCATCTACATTAAGTGATTATTTAAATTTACGTTCCAACCCTTCACATGGTGTAATTCAAAGAATAGCTGACGTCTTCGGGGTTGGTAAAAGCGACATTGATACCACCTATAAAGAAGACAATGATATTACAACTGTTTACAATCAACTCACACCTCCACGCCAACATAATGTATTAAATTTCGCTAATCATCAGTTAGAATTGCAAAACTCTACTGATGATAATGTGATTGACCTAGATACATACAAAAATGAAAATACAACATTAACTGACGTTAATGGTTATGTGTCTGCTGGTACTGGTGAACATATCTTTGATGAACCAATTTTTAAAGTTAACGTCAAAGGTTACATCCCTCCACATGATATTGCTTTGCAAGTTAATGGTAATTCAATGGAGCCAATGTTTAGTGATAAAGAAATTATCTTTGTAGAGAAATCTAATAATATAAAAAATGGTCAAATAGGTGTATTCATTATCAACGGAGAGTCTTATATTAAGAAAGTTCATGTGGGAGAAAATAGGCTGACGCTTGTTTCGTTAAACAAAGATTATCGTGACTTACACTTTTACGAGAATGAAAGTGTTAGATTAGTTGGAAAAGTTATTTTATAGGAGGTTTTATTATGGAATGGGAATATTATGACGAAGAACCAAAACACTGGGACGAATTAGTGAAAGTCCCAGTATATAGTATGAAACAATTGGAATATATGGTAAAAAACGATATACCGTTAACTGAAAATAAAGATGTTTATAAAGATTAACTGCGTCCTTTTAGCGTTTTAATATAAATTATAAAAATAAAGGAGATAGAAATGGCTAAACAAAATGACGGTTGTACTAACTTCTATACTTGTTTATTAGCAATTCCAGGAATGGGGATAGGTTGTTTAGGATTCATATTTGCAATTATGCTGCTCTGGGAATTGTTGAAGTGGATAGTAACATCTATATTTTAAATTTTATTGATATGTGGTACGCACTTTATGTGTATCACTTTCTTTGCCAAAAAATGAATAAGGTGCTACTATAACAATATATTAGGGAATTATTCCTAAACTTTTTTCATATTCGCTATTCATATTTGAATAGTAAACTTGAAATCTTATAATTATAAGTGGCACCTATTTTATATAGGTGTCTTTTTTTATGCGATAAATTCTTAGGTAGCATCATTTTTTAAAGGAGTGACATATATGAAAGTGGCAATCTACACAAGAGTGAGTTCCTATGAGCAAGCAACGGAAGGTTATTCTATCCATGAGCAAGAACGGAAATTAAAAGCCTTTTGCGAAGTTCAGAATTGGCACGATTTCAAAGTATTTACTGACGCTGGTGTAAGTGGTGGCTCGATGAATAGACCAGCATTAAAGCGTATTATGGATAATCTAGAAAATTATGATCTAGTGTTAGTTTATAAGTTAGATAGATTAACACGTAATGTTAAAGACTTACTTGAAATGCTAGAAACGTTTGAGAAGTATAACGTGGCGTTCAAGAGTGCTACTGAAGTATTTGATACTACAACTGCCATTGGTAAGTTATTTATCACTATGGTAGGTGCTATGGCTGAGTGGGAACGTGCTACAATACGTGAACGTGCATTGTTTGGTAGTCGTGCAGCAGTAAGAGAAGGTAACTATATTAGAGAAGCTCCCTTTTGCTATGACAATGTAGATGGGAAACTTGTACCTAATAAGCATAAGTGGGTAATTGATTATCTTGTTGAGCAATTCAAACATGGTGTATCAGGTAGTGAAATTGCTAGACAGATGAATTTGAAGAAGGTCAATGTACCGAAGGTTAAGAAATGGAATAGGACTTCTATTATTAGGTTGATGAAAAACCCAGTATTACGTGGTCATACTAAGTATGGAGATATGTATATTGAGAATACGCATGAGCCAGTGTTATCAGAAAGTGATTATAAACGCATTATAGACGTTATAGAGAACAAAACACATAGAAGTAAGGTAAAACATCACGCTATCTTTAGAGGTGTTCTAACGTGTCCACAGTGCCATAATAAGCTACATCTATACGCTGGTAAGATAACGGATAAAAAAGGATATTCTTACGAAGTAAGACGCTATAAATGTGATACGTGTTCAAAAAATAAAAACGTTCAAACTATTTCATTCAATGAGAGCGAAGTAGAAGATAAGTTTATAAAGTTACTCAAAACATATGATACAAATAAATTTAAAGTGGATATTGTAGAAGAAAGTACACCTAAACTAGATTATGATATAGATAAGATTATGAAACAACGTGAGAAACTTACTAGATCATGGTCATTAGGTTACATTGAAGATGATGAGTATTTTAGTTTGATGGACGAAACTAAAGAGATACTTGATGAAGTTGAACGTGCTGGTGCGAAATTGGAAAGTACACAAACAGTTACGAATGAACAATTAAATATGATTGATGACATCTTGATTAAAGGTTGGAGTAAGTTAAATGTAGAGCAAAAAGAGGAGTTAATCTTGAGTACGGTTAAAGAGATTGCGTTTGACTTTGTTCCTAGAAAGTATAATGAGAACGGTAAGGTCAATACTCTTAATATAAGGGAGATTACTTTTAAATTTTAATGGTAGTAGTGTTACAGGGTAGGTAGTGCTTGTAACACTATTTTTATGTATAAAAAAAGACCGCACCAATTAAGGTACGGTTTATGTATAGGCTGAGACTACACCTTACTTTAGATAGCTTTAGAGACATTATATGTTCTTCTCTTATCCACGCCGTCCCCGACGTACTATCTACACCCGATTGGTAATGGCCAATCACTCATTGCGTTAGAGACTACTCTACCGATTTCAATTAATCAAAGGTTTGCAAGTCCCTTGACTGCTTTACTTTGCGATAGATTGCTACCGTTTTTGCGAAACGATAACAAACTTCATTCACTTTCGTGTGAAGTCTTAGGGTGCTTTCGTCACTAACGGGGGAAGGCTTTCGCTTGTTTTAATTTCCAATACATATCATTGTATTTAGCCAATTGTAAAATTAATTGTTCTGACCGACGAAGTGCTTCCCCAGAAGTTTCATTATCTTTTGAATAACGAAATGCTTCACTTCGCCATGACGTTCCTTATCATCGTACTAGCCATTCTCATTGTATTACTGTCCGCCACCACAGATACAAATCATGGTACACGCCCTTACTTGATAGGTTCGGACTATCATACCTTTATGTAAAAATCTAATGTTCGACGGCATTAATGGTACTTAGGCCTTTTCCCAATCCCCGAGCATTTGCCATAGGGAGTAATGCTTTACTCACATTAGTGTTACCACCTAGATGATAACCTTTAGTTTTACACAATTGCATAAGTTAGATGTTTCCACCCGGCCGTTTGTCAAACTGCACCTTTCACCACATCACTGTGGTTTATCTGTTATGCCAGTAAGAGTATTATACCCCATAGGGGTATATTTAGCAAATAATATGTTTATATAAAAAAACACCACGCTCATAAGAACGTGGTTAGAATATAGTGTTGCCTCTTATAAATCTGATAATTATTTTAATTATCACAAACTGGGTATCTTTATTGTAACATAAAAAGCCACCCAGTGACATGTTAGGTGGCTTGGAAGGGAACATGCTCAAATGAGTTGTTCCAAAAGATCATTAAGTTTTTAACTGGGTGTAAAACCCTTGTGAATTAATTATAACATAATCTGATAACGCAAAATAGATTATTGCGTTATCGTAGTCCTTTTCTACAACATGGTAGATAGGTCAAAAGAGATAACCGTCAGTAACAGTTAACCTCAAGTACACTCCGCAGATGTGTACCGCAATTTCTATTTGATTATAACATAAAAAAGGAACAAGCACTAAACTTGTCCCCAGTGAATGGAATGAAAATCGTGTTTTTTATTATAACATATTAATATACTTCTACAATTCTTAGACGTTCATGCCATATCCAACCATTGTTATTTCTAGAATAAACACGACACCAACCATTTTTAATTTCAAAGATATAAAATTTATCATATCCTGCTCTATAAGTATTGTTTGTCACGTACCACTCTTTACCTTTGAACTTAACTAATGATGCACCATAATAATCGACACGCGCTCTAAATTTAGCTTTAGATGACTTCTTCATGTTTAAAGGCGGAATACTATTCACTTTTAAACCTGTTGTATCTGCAAGAATATTACGTTGCGCTACTGCTTGTTTATCATCTTTTTTCGCAAACTTTTTACCACCTGCTGTTTTATAAATATCTTTAACGATTAGGCGTTCATACCATACATAACCGTCATTGCTTGGACTGTAAACTCTAGCCCAACCATCACGAATTTCATATACATAGAATACGTCTCCAGGTTTATATTCTTCATTTGTTGTAACCATCACATTATTGTGGTTAGGTCTACAAATAGTGACACCTGCATTATCTGCAATTGCTTTGAAATATGGTTGGTTACTCCATGTTAATTTTTTAGGAGGTTTTTTATTTACTGAAATTGAACTGTTAGATTTACGTTCTGATTTTTTCACTTCTTTAATATCTGTTAAGTCTACGCTATCATCAGCGAAGTCTGGCACAATGAAATGTGTTAAGCCTGTGTAATCATCTTCACGTAATTTAGCTGGTGAATTTGCTTTACTATCAAAGTTTTGCTCTAAGATTGTAAATGTTTTTGTACCGCCGCTGTTATCCCAAACTAAACCAGTATGTCCCCACTTTTTGTAAACTCCTGTCGTATAAATGGGAATTGCACAAATAGGTGGCACGTAATCTCTTGTATTTTTAACAACCTTCCAACCTTTAGGCATGGCGTTTTTAGTGTGTAATTCTTTAGCGTTGCCAATGAAACGTACGCCGCCTGTTACATGATAGATAAAGTCTACAACGACATCTGCACATTGATAAGCAAACTCTTTATCAAAGTCGATATATTGTCCTTTCAAGCTATGCATGTATTCGATTGCTTCTTTATACTTAACCACACTTTGAGGCGAAGGTGTCGGCTTTTTACTTGTTTTTGTTGATAGTTTCTTGCTCGGTGCGGGTTTAATGCCATTAATATATTTAGCGATCTGTTTATCTAAATTTTTAACGTTGCGTGAATATCCGCAAGCCTCTAATAAATTACCGGGATCGATCTTATCAGCTTGAATATCTTGGTGTCCCGGCACTTCGGTTTTATAATCAATTCCCCAATAGTTACATAAATAAGCCAACACACGTGCCATATTATCTAACGACTTACGTGAACGTTGAATGTTGCCCGGAAAATAACTACCCTCTACACCAAACGCAACGTCGTTAGCGTCAGCATTGTACCATTGGTTATCGGTAGGCGTGTTATATATTACATGCCACGCTTTCTCTGTTACTGGAATACATACAATGCACTCTTTATCGTCAACAAAGATATGAGCGCTTGCAACGGTAGCCCAACTTTCCATGTAAGTATTTCTATAATAGTTTACATTTGTTTGTGCTGTTGTGTGAGGGTTTCCTGTGTCATGTGCTACTGCAAATAAAGGTTTCTTACTTGTTAAAGGTTGCCCACTTCTACGTGTTCCAATAGGTAAGAAATCATATTTAACTGGAACGCCATTCCATTTTTCTGCCATTATCCACGACCTCCACCAATTTTATTATTTTTATCTTTAGTTGAACCTGTACGTGGTCTAACTGTTTCCCAAATACCAGTTGCCATTAGTCCACTTATTAAGCCAGCAAGCAATCGACCACCAATTGATAACTCGGTAATAATTTCAGGAATAAACGCTGTAATACCACCTAAAACGATACCAATACCAATAGCAATTAAAGGTACAATGTTTTTAGGCACACCAGATTGCTTAACTAATTGTGTTAATGCGATTGTGATAACTGAAATTACTGTTGCAAATGCAATAATACTTTCCATCTAATTCACTCCTTATTCAAAATAAAAAGCCGACACATAAGTGCCGACTTAAATTAATTTTATTTACATTGACCAAACCAATAACAAGTCCAGAAACTAGCTTTTGCGAATAGTTTAAACATATTGACCACCTCCTTATATACCAAAAATCATTCTGATAACAGCGAAAATAATAGAACCTGCTACTGAAAAGACCATACCTAACATTAAGCGTTTCATCTCTTTAATGTTTTTGCGGTTTTCTTTTTTACTTTCTTTATCAATTTCACGTTCTCGATTGATACTATCTAGGGTAAAGTTCATTTTCTGATTTATCAGCTCTTGATTATGCTGCCCATCTTTTATTTGTTCCAAAGATGCGAAGATTCTCTCGTCATTATCTTCAAGTCTTTTTATTCTAGTTTCATAATCTCCACAACTTCGGTTAACATTCTCCATGCTCTCACGTCCTTTGTACAAATTTAAAAGCCATAACCTCCACTGGCTATGGCTTACTCAATATCAAATATAACTGGCTGTGTTTGTTTAGATTCTTCTTCTAACGGACTTTCTTTTAATTCGTTTAATTCTTCAACAGATAATAACTTTTCTCCATCTTTTAACTTTAATTTCTCACCATCAAAGTAAACTTTATCCGATTGACGAGCGATTTTTTCAGTTGTAGGTAAAACCTTATCGTACTCTTCTGTAGGTACAATATTGGATCCTGCTCGAACAATAATATACTTATTATTTATATATTTTAAAAATAGCAACCATTTCATCTAATCATCCTCTCATGTGTATACGCATGACTCTTATACATGCTTCGTTTTCTGGTGCTTTTGTATTATTTTTAAATTTCATACGAAAATATAAAGGTTCATAGTTCGGAACTCCTAAATCTATCATTATATTACCTTGTTTTAAAGTTGAGTTCTTAGAAACATATATATTTTCTTCCACCGATATGTTTCTACCACCAAAATCTTCAATAAGTAAACCAACATATCCAGTAGCATTAGTGCTTTGATTTCCCCAATCTGCAAGATATGAAAATATTATATATCTAGCATCATGTTCTGTATAAACACTCCCAAAATTTACGTACTCTCGTGATGTAGTTCTATAGAAAGTACCTCCAAATGTTACAGAGTCAGACGAGTAAAATTCTACCGGTTGAATATTGAATGACATTTTAGGTACACCGTTTTGTACAAAAACACCACCATCAGGACGTGTAATATTAATTCCTGTAGGTTTAATTGTTGTTCTGCTTTTAGAATTAGGGTCATATGCAACTAATTCTTCTCCAGTCATGTAAATATTAGAATTCTTACCAACAATTGTTACATTTTGCGTTGATAGTGTTCCTGTAGTAATAGCATCAGCTACCATACCTTCGGCAGTCATAGCTGATTTTGCCGTCATTCCGCCGTCAGTAGACAAATACCATCCGCTACTGTTGTAAGTGACAATATTATTCGGATTGTTCTTATCAATCGCATGGATACCGTTTGCATCGAATACTAATTCGCTTGATGTATTGTTAATTTTGTTAATCATTGAACGTGCAACTTCGCCCAATGCAAAAAATGGCAATGCTTTGTGGCCTTGTAAAATATCATTAATATCTTTAACTGCTGTATTTAAACTCGATTCATACTGATCAGCGATATCGCTTGTCCCGAAAGTTATTTCTAAATTTAATACATTACCTAAAGCATCTAACTCTTTATCTATTTTCACTATACGTATTTCTATATCTAGATTAATACGTTCATCAACTAGAAATACTCTATCACCTATCTCAGCTTCTTGATAAGGATAGCCTTGTTCGCTCATATCCACAATATCTGCAGTAAAAGATATTTCTAAAGAGTCATCAACAATTTTTTTAATAGTATCTTCTACTAATTTTTCATTTTTATACCTTCCATCAGCCCAACGTGGTGCATGTAACTTTCCTAAAAATTTAGCAAGTGGGTGCGTATATTCTTTTTTTATCTTCGCTTTTTCTTCTATCGGTATCTCAATTGTTTCTGTTCCATCTGTTTCATCTTCTGTATCATCCGAATAGTCTGCATAACCTCTAATGTACGTATACATGTCTTCTGCATTAATAGATTTTTTAATATTATTAGCGTTTATTTTATATCTAAATTCAAAGTTAGTGTCATTACCAATACGAGAATATAAATAAAATACATTATCAATAATTTTAAATTCATGGCCATATCTATCAATTAGTTTTTTAAATACTTCTAATTTACTGTCTCCATCTCCTAGACCTTCAAATCTAGAAGATGGTGCACTATTAACAACAACATAAGAAAACGGTGTGTTTGCAAAAACAATATTATATGCTTCTGAAGTAGTAAAACTACCGTCATAACGTTTATATATTCTATCCGTATTCAATCTAAATAATTGATGTAAGACTGCCACGCATTCTACTTTTTGATAATTACCGTTACCATAACGTTCTTCGTTAATAATGACATACTCTTTATTATCGTATTCAATCAACCACATATTAATATCTTCATAGTAATCTAAGAATTGTTTATTGTTTTCTGTATATTCAATAGTTAAATCAATTCTTTCATCACCATTTAATTCTTGTTCATGTTTTATAGCTGCATCAAGTGGATAAGTTTCTCCTATTTTATATAAATCGATATCTGTTTGATCATTAAAGAAACTAAACGAAACCCAATCAGCATTTTTAGGTACTGTTTTGATTTTGTATGTCCCGTTAATAATTTCACATTTTTGTGTACTGATTTGATTAATGTTTACATCCCAAAATGTCATATAAAAATAGGAAGTGGTATATTGATTAAAAATAATATAACCACCAACAGTTTTATCAGTGGTTATTCTTGAATAAGTTATCATATTAGTATCTACTGAAAATGCACCATTTGAGTTATTAGGGTAATATCCTTTGCCATTAAATACTAATTCATCATATATATTCCTAAATTGTGAACGAATGTATAGCATTGTTTTTCACCTCAATATATCGTTTTTGTACCTAGTACACTTTCTGACTGTATTTTCATTCTTCTTAAACAAAATTTATCTTCTTCATTTAATGATTGTATAGAATATTGACTACCAAACCCTTCACAACTATCTAAAAATTGTTGACCTCCAGCTGCAATTTGGAAATCTGAATTTTGATATGAATCAAAAGCCACCACACCTAAGTTCCAAGTTTGCGTGCCAACATTTACATCTGCTACATTCCCTCCGTCATTACGTGCATATAATCCATTTAGACGTATACCTTTAATACCATCATGTGCAGTTGATCCGTTATTTGATTTACTACCACCTGTCCCTTGTTCAAACCCATTATCTCGACCGATACAATCAATCTCTATGAAATATGGAAGCTCTCCATTAGCTCCTTTATGATAATTAAATCCGTCCATCATTTGTTTAGAAGATTCACATTTATAAGATATTACGTAAGTGCCACCAACCATTTCCAAACCGTTACCATTTGATTGTGATGAATAAGATAATTTAACATCGTTCATCACTAACGATCCTGTTGATGTTTCATATCGGATATTTCTACTTCCGCCTACAAACTCAAGATTTTCTAAATATACATTGTAATCTCCAGAAATTCTAAGTAAGTTGATATTCATTAAACAAGCAATATGATTGTCGATTTGTTCATCAGAATAATTTACATAAACAATACCCGAAGAAGTAAACCAAGAATTTGGACTTTGTTCGACTTCACTTATACTATTTACTTTTTTTAATTCAATATAATCACCGTTATCATCTGTTTCGTTTACATTTATAATACGAGAAACTGCCGAACGACTTGCTTGATACACATTTGTATATCCACTTGTTTTACTGAAGTTTAATGAATCTGCAGCTATAATACGTGGCTTGCCGTTATATCCAATAATATTAATGTTATTACTTACTTCGCCCATTGCGTATCCAGAAGAACGATAATAAGTATAATTACCGTCAATCATGATTGTGTTTACATCTGTTTTTTTCATCGCTGCATATATATCAGCTAGTGGATTACTTTCACTTAGCCCATCATTTGAATTAGACCCATTTCCTGAAACATAATACGTTTGCCCTGTAGGATTTTTAAGAGTTGAAACGTCTAAATCAGTTCTGAATTTGCTTTTACCATCAGTGTAAATTTTACCTTTCAGAATATGATCTTTTAAATTAAACTCAGACGGTTGATGATATGAGATTGTAACACCTTTCTCATTCGATTCTTTATTACTGGATATTTTTTCTTTAATAGCATTAATTTCACTTGACTGAACATCCAAATCATATTTAAGTTGATTTGAATCAAAATTAAATAACCCGAATTTTTCACTTGCAATGACTATAAATTTATTAATTTTAGTTGTAGACATAGCACTTCTATTATCTAAACGAATGTCTATTTTATTTGTATTAGCTGGTATTTCGATACCTTCTTCTAGGTAAACTCCCGTAGAAGTTTCATTAACTGTGTTCACTTGCAAACGAGACCCATTTACGTCACTAAAAATATATTCTAATTTAAAGTTATTATCTTTACTTGTTGTATAAACTAACAAAGACATAACTTGACCAGGTGCTAATTTGTCTACTGCCTTCAATGAATAGAAAAAATATCCAGATGCATCAATATCAAAAGATGTATCTGGATTCATTGAAATAGATGGAATTGTTTTTAAACTCATTATCCCATTATAATATGGATCATTTGTTTCAGAGGCATACCATTTTATACTCTTTCCTAATGGTGGAACTGCAAGTAGATTATCAGTGCTTCCCATTAAATTTCTTAATAAAGATACTTGCGCTCCCTTACTTTGAAATAATTCATAAAAATTATCATTAATATTTTTTAAATTTTCTCTATCCCAAATACCATCAATAACTTTCCTTGACATAGTACCACTCCTTATTTATAGAAAAACGGAAATTCAAAATCTATTTTTTTGAAACTTCCGTTAGAAATTTTTATTTTGTTTTCACCAGGAGCAAGACTTATAAATTTTCTGTTTGATTCTCTTAATCTATTTAATTTATTAAGCAAAAACATAGCTCCCTTTAAATTAACACTGTGTTTATACAACGACCTTTGTGCTATAAATTTTTCACCAGTAGTTAAATTTTCTACAGTAAAGTTATTATCACTCGTAACATCATAAATCATGATACTTAAAGGCATGTTTCGAGGGTCAATAGCTACGTTACCCCCGTTCCATACAGAAAAAGTACTATCTGTAAATGAGTAATTAGGTAAGTCAATATTAATACCATCTGCAGTACCATATTTTTCAACAAACGCTGAATATTCTGTGCTTTGTATATCTTGAGTTGTATATTTAGTACGCCAGAAAGGTAAACCAATAATTTGGCACTTTACTTCTAAAGTAGAAATGTTTGACCCGTTAATTCTATCAGGTAAATATGGTTCATCTATCGCTAATTTAAGAACTCTAGTTGGGAGTCTGTCATCACTAACATAAAAGTAAGGTTGACTATCCAACATAGCGTATAATTCGCTTTTAAGTAACTTTTGGTCGTGTTCACCATGATAATGTCTAAGCCAAAAGTTTAATGTCACTTCTCTATCTTTATAATCAAAACCATAGTTTATTGGACCGGGTATTCCTTTTATATTTTCTACATATCTCTCTTTTTCAATTGCAGATACTAAAAAATCCAGTGGCAAAACGCCAACTGGATAATCTATCTTTTTCATATTTGGATCGAAAATAGTAAATGGCAACCTTAACGACCTCCCATTAATCTAGTTTTCATATTTAATGCTTGATGTTCATTGTTGTTTTTATTTAACGAACGACCATCAAGATAGACATTATTGTCTTTACTTTCAATACCTCTATTACTTCTAGCAATTTCCATTAATAAATTAATTTGTTGTTGTTGTTGTTCAATCATTTGTAGTAATAACTCATCATTATTATTTGAATAAAGGTTATTTGGTGTTTTTAAGTTATTAGGTCGTTTATTTCCTCTAGTGCTACTTTTCTTATTTATATCTTGTGCTGCAAGTGCCAACATCTTCATAGCGTCATTGCGTCTAGATGGATCAGTAGGAATTATCCATTCAGGATAACCACCTTCTGCAATGTTGTACCAACCTGAAGATTTGATTAAACCACCTGTGGCAAAACGTCTTGAACCAGTTGGCCCCCAACCACTTTTACCATAAGGTAAATCTCTGCGCCAGTTAGAGTTATTAAAGAACGCAAGTAATTGGTCGTAACCATTTTTAATATTGCCATGTCCTTTAACCTTGTACGAGTTGAAAGTACTTGGTACGTATTGTAATAAACCTTGCGCTGGTGTTCCACGTAAGTTATTAATATCGCCGATGTTACCTTGTGTTACTCCAGCGTTACCATTGGACTCTCTAGCAATTTGTGCAACGATACCGTTTAATTCTCTGTTAGATAAATTAACTTTCATTTTCTTAGCTGCTCGTTTGATATCGCCTTTCCACTTGCTTGCTGATTTGTTTTGACTTCCACCACCGTTATGTGTTTTTAGCCATTTAGTAGGGTCAAACGGTCGTCCGTTACGTTGCATTTCGTAATGTAAATGAAGTCCTGTTGAACTACCAGCGTTTTGTCCGTCCTCTCTAGGATCGCCACCGGATACGCCTAAAAGTGTACCCGGTCTTACTTTTTTAGTACCGTGAAAGGCTAGTTTGTGTAAGTGGCCGTAAATAGATTTTAAGTTACCGTTAGTGACTTCCATGTGATTACCAAAGCCACTACTCCAACCAGTAAAGGCTTTTGCTGTACCACTCATAGTTGAATAAACTTTATCGTGTTTATAGTTGATATCTAATCCGTGATGAGGTCTGTTGAAAGGATAGCCTTTAGCTCGTGCTTCTGCAGCTGTCCTTGCAAATCCAAAGTTGATACCTTTTGAAAGGTCGATATATCCACCGTCGCCGCCGCCAGCTTGTTCAAACCATTCTTTAACTTTATTAACGGCTGCTTCTTTTAATTTTTTAAACATACCTTTCATAAGGTTAAATGGTAATTCAGCACCTTTAGGTATGCCAAATGAAGCCATGTTAATACCGAAACCTTCAAATACTTTTTCTAATAATTTTTTTGGCTTTTCTATCCAATCTAGTACATCACCAATTTTATCAGATAGCCAATCTTTACCTTTTTTAGCAGCGTTCAATGCACTGCCAACGACTGCTTTTCCACCTTCTACAACTTTACCAGTCATAGCTTTAACGCCGTCTTTAGTTTTTTGAGCTACGTCGCCCACTAAATTGTCATCTTTTTTATGTTTTTTTGGCTTTTTACCACCACCAAGTAAATTGGCGAATGTTGTACCCAAACTAAATTTCGGTATTGTACCGCTGTTAAATTGTGGTTTATTAAGTAAACTATGCGTTTGTGCGCCATTTAAAATACGAGTTCCTTTGGCAAGTGGAATTGTTGTATCTGTAGCTGGTGTGATGAAAGCTTTACCGCTAGGCGGAATAACTGTTTCATGTCTAAAACCACCTGGACCATTGCCTGGACCTTTATCTCCTACAGTTGCTAATGTATTTCGATTTAATTTACCATTAGTTACATAATTTTGGGTATGTGTACTTTCTGTACCAGTAGAGAGTTTTATTTTAGGTAACTTAGGCATATCTAATTTTTTAGCTACCCAGTTAACACCATCAATTAATTTGTTTAAACCTCTTTTAACGGCCGTAACCATTCCAGTGATATGGCCTTTGATTTTCCCAATAATATTTTTAAGTCCACTATTCATATTATTGAATGTTCTTCGAACGCTGTTCCATAGTCCTTTAGCCATGTTAACTGTTGTATTCTTGATGCTTCTCCAAGTATTAGACATAAAACCTTTAACTTTGTTGAAAATGTTACGCGTTCCATTTGATAAACTACTCCAAGTACCTTTGACGCTACTCCATAGAGATTTTACTAATCTTACTGTTGTATTCTTGATGTTACGCCAAATATTACTCATAAAGTTTTTTACTTTATTAAAAATTCTTCTAGTTCCGTTGTATAAGCTATTAAATGTATTTTTGACACCAGACCATAGCGCTTTAGCTAACCTTACTGTTGTATTTTTAATATTACGCCAAACACTACTCATGAAATTCTTGATTTTATTGAATATACGGTGTGTAAATCGCGATAAAGTGTTCCATATAGCTTTCACGCCTGACCATAGACCTTTAGCAAGTTTAACAGTAGTATTCTTAATGCTACGCCATACATTAGATAAGAATTTTTTCAGCTTATTAAAGATACTGCGTGTTACTTTAGACAAAATGTTCCATGTAGCTTTAATACCGTTCCACAGACCTTTTGCTAATTTAATAACAGTATTTTTTATGTTGCGCCATACATTTGACATAAAGCTTTTCAGTTTATTGAAAATGCTACGTGTTACTTTAGATAAACTATTAAATATATTTTTAACGCCGTTGCTTAAAGCTTTAGCTAAAGAAACAACTTTATTTTTTATAGAAGTCCAAATCTTATACATAAATTGCTTTAAAGCGCTGAATATTGTATGTGTAATATTCTTAACTGCAGTAAACCATCTTTTCACTCCGTTAAAGATAGCTTTCACTGAATTTACTACAACATTTTTTATTGCATGGAAAACAACGCTTATAAATCTGCGAACTGCACCAAATATTGTTTGAGTTATTGACAAAATTTTTCTAAATATTGTACTAATAATGTTCCATATAAATCTTAAAACAGTGCCAATGATTGTTTTTACACCATTAAATGATTTGCTAATAACTGATTTAAAGAAACCACCAAATATTTTTACAACTTTCAATATTTTTCCGATAAACCATAATTGTATTAAGTTCCAGATTAAAACTAATGCGCCTTTAAATACTTGTTTGACACCTTCCCAAACTAATTTCCACTGTCCTGTGAAAATGCCGGAGAAAATTTTAACAATACCTAGTATCACATCTAACGCAGCTCTAATGATATTTTTGATATTATTCCAAGTATCTACTACAAGAACTTTAATAAAAGGCCATACAAATTTCATTATGCCTAAAATGATATTCATAGCACCCTTAATTACTGGAACAAGAACATTCATAAATATTACTCGAACTAAGTTACCTAAATCTCTAAGGTTTGGTCCGATCAATTCTTTAAGATATACAAAAAAGTCAACAAAGAAATTACCAATGTTTTTAAGTGCTTGTATAACAGTATCGCCATTTTTAGCCCAAAAATCTGTCAATTTTTTACCGATTTCTTTGGCAAAATTGAATATAGAATTAAAAGCATCTACAAATAATTGACGGATTTGTAACAATCTCATTGTCAATTTAGTTGCTGTTTCTTTTGGCATTATCTTTGAAAGTAAATCAAGTGTTGGTAAAAAGTTTCCAGACAATAATTGCTTCATTGCATTGAATATAGATTTCACTACATTCCACATTTTTTTGAAACTATTAATAACTGGATCTATTACAGAATTAACGATATTTCTAAATGTTTCTGATTTTTTATAAGCAACTACAAAGGCTGTTCCTATTCCTGCAATAGCTGCAACTGCGATACCAACTGGACCTGTTAATGCAGTCATTAAGCCACCAATTAAAGGTATCTTAGTAAGTAGTTGGCCTATCTTAGGTAAAATTCCTTTAATTCCACCATCAAATAGACTAAAGAACTTAGCACCGCCTTTAGTAGCATTTAACAATGTCATAGCTTCTGATATACCTACAATGCTATGTGCTAATACACCAGTTGCAACAATAAGTGGAGGTATGGCAGCACCTAATAAAGTGAATGCTGCGATTGCTATCTTAGTAGCATTACTTGTCCCTTGTAAGTGTTCGAATAGTCCAGTCAACTTATCTGCTAAGAATGAAACGATAGGTGCAACTGCATCTCCAATTGTTCTAGCAAAGTTGATGAAAGTGTTTTTTAACATTTTCAACTTACTACCCATTGTTTCATAACGGATGTTAGCTTCATTAGTTAAAGCACTATTTTCTTTCCAACCTTCTGAGCCTGTTTTAAGTGCTTTATCTAGAACTTGATGATTGTTAGCCATACGTCTAATAGTATCGGCTTCTCTTATTCCTTTGATACCTACATCGTCTAAGGCTTTTAATACTCCTTTTGCTCCACCTTCAGTTTCTCCTAAACCTTTAACGAACATTGATAATGCTTTACTTGGGTTATTTTCCCAAATTTGTGCAAATTCTTTACCACTAACGCCTGCAGTTTTAGCAAAGCTATCTAAAGTGTCGCCACCTTCAGCAACAGCTTTGGTCATCTTATTCCAAATTTGTGTCATGGCAGTACCGCCGGCTTCTGCCTCGATTCCTACTGATGACATCGCTGCACTGACTGACATAATTTCATCAGAACTAAAACCTGCTTGTGCGCCTGCACCAGCTAAACGTTGTGCCATTTCAACAATTTCTTTTTCAGTTGTGGCTGTACTGTTACCTAAAGCGACAACTGTTGAACCTAATCTATCTACATCTTTTATTGGCATATTTGCAGCATTAGCAAATCTTGCAAACTCTGTTGCTGCTTCATCTGCAGTAAGGTTTGTAGCTACACCTAAGTTCATCATTGTTCTAGTGAATGAAGTGATATCCTGTTTCTTGATCCCTAGTTGCCCTGCAGCTTCTGCTACTCCTGCTATTTCTGTTGCAGCGAATGGCATTGTATTACTCATTTTAGTAATCTCATTGCCCATTTTATTTAATTCGCTACCACTCATATTAGTTGTTTTAGCAACACCTGCTAAAGCTTGTTCCCAATCAATAGAAGATTTGATAGCTGTCCCCATACCTGCAACTGCTGGCATAGTCATATAAAGCATTGAAGTAGATCCTACACTTCTCATAGTAGAGCCTACATTTCTAATTGAATCTTTATACTTATTAACACTTTGAATACTTCTACCAAACCCACTAGATGCTAAACGTTGTGCATTCCGTTGTTCTGTTTCTAATTGCTTATAACTTTGTGTTGTTTGGTCTAGTTCGCTTTCAAGTTCATTCATCTTGATTTTTTGTTGAGTGATAGCACTAGATAATTCTCTAGCTTCTTGACTGTCGCGTCCTTGTGCAGTGGCTACATGGTTGTATTGTGCGATTAATTCTCTTAACACTACACGTTGCTCTGACATGTTAGTTTTAAGTGTGTTTAAATGATTACCATAGGCTTTTACACTTTCTCCTGCACGCGAAAGATTACTTCTTGATAGAGATAGAGTATCGTTAAATTGCGACATCTTCGCTCTAATTTGAGCCATAGAAGAGATGCCTTGTTTTTGTTCCATTTCTAGACGATTATGCGCTTGTGTTGTTTGATTTAATTGAGTATTTAACTCTT